GCAAACCAGGCAACACCGCTGATATTCAAGAACGGCAACACAGACACCTTCTCCTTGCTTTCTTACTCTGGCTGCTTGCAGTCGTTGAGCATGGACATCGGCAACACGGTCGTGTATCGCGAGTTGATTGGCTGCGACAAGGAAGTGATCATTACTGATCGCAACGCAAGCGGTTCTGTGAGTATTGAAATGATTTCAATCGCTACGAAGGACTACTTCACCGCCGCATTGACTGACGGCACGCTGGGTAACTTGACGTTCCAGCACGGCACCACGGCTGGAAACATTGTTGATTTTGCTAGCACCCAAGTCGATATTGGAGACGTGAGCTACGGGGATCAAGACGGCATTGCGATGCTGAACATCCCATACACCGCGATTCCATCAACAGCGGGCAATGACGAGTTCAGTTTGGTGTACACTTGATTTGAGGGAGCCAAGCCCTCTGGAGAAAAGCGCAATGGCCGTGTTGGAGAGCACGGCCTTTTTTATTGCTGTAAGCTAATTGCAGTTAAATTCACTCAATGGCATTCGTTCGGAAAAAGGTCAAAACTTTTAAGTGGCCTGTAACCGTGGAAGAGCCTGCTGATGGCGGAGTCTTTGATGAATCCACTTTTGACGCAGTGTTCAAACGCGTACCACGTTCTGAGTTCCAGAAGCTTGCAGACAAGGGTGATCATGACTTGCTCAAAGCAGTCATGACCGGATGGGAGGGAATTGAAGACGAAGACGGCAAACCGTTGCCGTTCTCCCAGGTAGCAATGAAAGAATTTGCCGATGATCCGTATTGGATTCGTGGTGTCTTGAAGGCATACACCGAAACTTTTGAAGGCGCAAAACTGGGAAACTAAAAGATGCCGTCAAGTATTGGGCGAATGGCGGCAAAAGGATAGAGGACAAAAGTGGTGATGACGCAGCGGCATTTGGATTGAAGCCGCAGCGTCAAGCCGCTCCTGAAGAAGAGCACTTTGAGGTGTGGGAAGAGAATTGGGATACGTTGATGATGTTCCTGCGAATGCAGACGCAGTGGACTGTAACGATGGGAGGTTACGTTGGATTGAAATATGAGGTGTTGCTAGGTGCGTCAGGACTGATGTCCCTTTATGATGTAGAGAATCCCCGTGAGATGCTGGAGAGCCTTCAAGTAATGGAAGCTGCTGCACTCTCTGAGCTGAACAAAAAAGATGGCAAGTAAGACTGTTCAACCGATAGCCATTGAGCTCGGCATTAAGGGCGGCGAAAGACTTGCGGCGCTAAATAGATCATTCCGGGATTTATCAAAACAGACAAAACTTTCTGATAAAGATATTGTTCAGGCGACTAAAGATATTGCTAAGTTTGCAAAAGAAGTTGGTAATAGTGAAGCGACAATAAAAGGTCAGATCAAAGCGTTTGAAGGCTTGCGCGAACAGGCCGCTATGGGCGGCAAGGTTTATCGCGAGCTTGGTGCAAGTATCGGCAATCTTAAGTCAACCCTTAGAGGCTCCACTGATGAGCTAGAGCAGCAAAGGGCTGGATTTGTCAAAACAGGTAATGCTGCCAAGTCTTCTGCTGCTGATATTAAAGCCGTAATTTCGCAACTTGAAGTTTTAAAAGGCAGAGCCAGGCCAGGGTCTTCAGCCTTTGCTCAAATTGCAAAAGATATTGATGCTTTGCAGGGTCGATTAAAGGAAGTCAACATAGAAGTCAAGAAATTTAATGCTGGCTTTGAGACTTCTCAGCGCCCTGCGATGAATCTTGAAAAAATTCAGCGACAGATTGGTCGATTATCCGAGGGGATGAAAACCCTTAATTTTACGAGCAATGAATACCTTCAAACTCAGACGAGAATTGCTTTGCTTGGCCAAGTCCAGAGTCGCTCCGTGGGGAGGCAGCAAGTAAGGGCAAACGCCGAAATGTTTAGTAGTGCTGCATTTCAAAATTTCGCGCAGGGACCAGCTGGAAAACTTGGCCTGCCAAATACAGCAGCAGCTTTAAATCTTGAGATTTCTGAGCTTCAGGCTCAATTAGCCAATACAACTCCAGGGGAATCTTATAAAAGAATTACCCAAGAAATAGCTTCAAAGCAGGCAGACCTGAACACAATACTTAACAGTACGGCTGACGCTTACGACAGGGTTGCGGCTGCTCAGTCTGCGTCAACTCGTAGAGCGCAAAAAATCGCAGACCAGCAAGAATATGCGCGTAGTTCAGGTCTTGCCCCTGGGGCTGGAGGCTATCGGGATCCACAAACCGGCGCAATTATTGCAAGAGGGCGCGGCAGCATTGCGAGCAGAAGAGCTTATAGGCAAAGAGGGCAAGCATTCTTGGATTCGATAAACCAAGAAGCTCAAAGGTTGCGGCAAACTTTAGCTCTGCCTGCTGCAGGCGGGACAACATCAACTGGTCCTGGTATGGCCAGACGGATAGGTGTTGGGAGGGAAGTGGTTAGGGGCGCCCCAGCTGTAGACGTGACATCTCCCGCTGTAGGGCTGAGCGAGCCAATCAAAAAGCAAGCCAATGCGCTAAGAAAAGCTGCCACTGCATATAAGCCATACAACGCAGAGATCAGGAAAGCTAAAGCCGCAAACAATGGGAGTATTTCTGGAATAAATAACCTTAGAGCCGCTTTGGAGAGAAAGCGCAACGAGCTGCCTACGACTACGGCTGCATTTAAGCGTTTAACCCAGCAGATTGAAAGCCTGGACAGGCAGGCGGAAAAAGCTAGTAAGCGCATGAGCCGCCGCAAATTCTCCCCCGGCAAAGCAGCCCAGGTTGCTGGTGCAACGATTTCAGGCGGAATCTTTGGTGGTCCTGAAGGATTTCTTGGTGGCGCAATTGGTGGCGCGGTTGGTGGTGTTGGCGGGTCTTTTGCTGGTGCTGCACTTGGCGCTCAGGTAGGCCAGCTCAGACAGCAACTTGGTGGGTTTGCTGACTATGCAGCGAGTATTACGAGACTGAAGATCGCCCTAGAAGGGATTACGGAGGTGCAAGGCGATGCGATTGCAAGTCAAGGAAACTATGCAAGAGCCGTAGCCGCTGCCGCCAATGTCACGAAGGAATTAAATGTTCCACAAGAAGTCGCTATCAAGGGAATCACTCGACTTACTGCAGCAGTAAAAGGCGCTGGTGGCGGTGTTGCTGATGCAGAGCTTGCTTTTAAAAATATCACTGCTGCTATTACGGCCACTGGCGGTGGGGCAGAACAAGTTGAAGGAGCCGTAACTGCACTCGTACAAATTTTCTCGAAGGGCAAGGTCAGTGCAGAAGAGATCAACCAGATTGCAGAAAGATTGCCCGGTACGTTCAACAAGATTGCTGAGGCATCAGGCAGGACCGGGCCAGAACTGACAAAAGCCTTGCAAAGTGGCGAGGTTGGCCTGAACGACCTGATGAAGTTCTTGGTTCAATTAGGCGGTGAATACGGCGAATTGGCTGAAAAGATCGCGGGGTCTTCCGAGTCCGCTGGAGCAAGATTAACAGTCGCATATAACAATATGCGGATTGAGATAGGTAAAGCTCTTCAGCCGATTGGTGCTGAGTTTCAAGAGGCATTTTTGGAATTTATTACTGACATTGGTCCGGGCTTGGTCAAGACAGCCAAGGCTGTTGGGGAAGGTATGCAGTTTATTCTTAGGAATAGAGAGGCAATCGGTACGGCAGCTGCACTTGCCGCAAAATTAGTCTTAGTATCCAAGGCAATGAAGTTGATCGCAGGTCTTAAGCTTGCGACTATTGCCTCTTTAGTAGGAACCGGAACTGCCGCAAAAATTACTGGAGACGTTTCTGGAATTGCAGCAGGCAAGGTTGCCTTGCTGGGTAAAGCATTAGGGAGTCTTGCTGCTATCGGCATTGTTACTGTTGGCGTTAATTATGTAGTCAACGGCATTGGCTCTGGGAAAAAACAAGAAAATTTGCTGCAAGGTCTTGAGTCAGGCGAGTTTGATAACACTCTTCAGAATCTTCCCTATGATCAAGCTCAAGCTGCTTTGAGAGCAGAAGAGCAAAATCTTACACAGCTTCTAGCGAAAAGAGATAAGCAGCGTCAAGAGATAAAAGATCTCGGCGGACTCGCCGGTATCCCAGGGATTGGCCCAATGATGGTTGGGGCAAAAAGAGGCAGGCTAAATGAAACTTTACTGGAGATTCAAAAATCTCAAAGAATTTTAAGCTCAAAGACTGTGGCACCGCCAAAAAGAGAACCTCTAACCGTATATGACGATCCTACCGGCACTGATACCGGCGGCGGCGGCGGCGGCAAAGGTAGTGCGGATCAAACGCTTTCGCGATTGATTAGCTTGCAGAACGAATACGATTCAATTCTCCGATCAAGCCCATTATTAGAAATTCAAAGATTTCAACTTGCTAATTCACTGGCCCTAGTCCGAGCGCAAGAGGATAACAACGCAGAACTCGTAAATACGATAAAAAACAATGAAATAAACCTTGATTTTGCGGATCAAGAGCTGCGAATAAGAAATCAATACATAGACGCTATGAATGCTGCGAATAGCATAGAAAATCCACAGGAGAGGCTTTTAAAAGAGAGGATTGCAGGGGAAAAGCAAGCTTTTGAGCTTGAGAAGCTTGTAATTTCAGCCAATGGCCGTAAACTTGATCTTACGCAAGAAACTGCTATAGCTGCAGAAAGAATTGCCAAAGCTTCTGAAGACGAGCTTTTCAACCTACGCGATCAGCTTGGGCTGGTCGGCAAGCAGGAAAGGATAGATAGATTTAGGCAGTCAAGGATAGACGCAGGAGATCCAAATGCTGAACAGCAGACTGACTTATTCCGCCAAACAATAGATCCCACGTTGACGGAAGGTTTAGGCCAAAACATTCGCAGTTTGAAAAAAGAGCTGGAAGATCTAGTAAATCCAATCAATCAAATCACTGGCGCAGCAAACGCTATTGGCGGGGCATTTTCGCAGTCGTTTACGGATGCAATCAGTGGATCAAAAAGCGCAAAAGAAGCATTGGCTGATTTCTTCAAGAGTGTTGGCAGTTATTTCTTGGATATGGCTGGTCAGATTATTGCAAAGATGGTGACAATGGCGATTCTGAATGCTGTTGTCGGGTTGCTGCCTGGTGGCCCCCCTGGTGGCATCGGGTTTAATCCCAGCGCACCAAGCATTACAGGCAACTCCCTCGGAGACTTTGGCGGCGGAAGTTTCGGTGGTTTCATGGCAAACGGCGGCCCAGTAAGTGCAAACACGCCCTACATCGTGGGAGAGCGCGGCCCAGAGTTGATGATTCCATCCAGCAGCGGCATGGTGCTGTCTAACAGCGAAACCCGTCAGCAGCTAACGCAACAAGGTTCTGCAATGCGTAGCACCGAGGCTACCCGTCAGCAGCTGAACACGCAGCGAAACACAATGATCACCAACAGCACCCGCGAAACAGAACGCATGACCGAAATGATGCTGTCAAATCCAGATCCAATTGATGTGAGGTATGAATCAACGGTAATCAATAATGTTGAATACGTTACGGCAGAACAGCATCGTCAGGGCATGGCGCAGGCTGCTGAACGCGGCAGATCACTAACACTCTCCGCTTTGCAAGGTAGTGTTAAAACAAGAAAGAAAGTAGGACTTAGCTAATGAGCGCATTTGCCTTCGTCAACTATGCACGGTTTATGCAGGACTCGTCCACACCAACCGTTTACGCCTATCAAAATTTTTCAGTCAATTTAACAAGAACGTACAGCGGAGTCACATATAGCTTTCTGCCCTTTGCTGTTTCAACTGGCGCAGGTAGTAAAGGTGGCGACCGCTCCGAAGCAGTGTTAGGCGCTGCGACTAACGAGATCAGCGTGAACATTTTTGCCGAGGCCGTTCAAAGCCGCTGGCTGTTGGATTTAAAAACTGTCAGCCTCGATGTGACGAACTTTAGTGATGTTGCACTGATTCGATCTGAGTTATGGCGTGTCGCTAGTTACGACATGGATACAGAGAAGGTGCTGTTGAAACTAACTTCACCGCTGGATGCTGTTGCGTCAGACGTTCCAAGGCGTGTCTTGAATACAAAAATCGTTGGGGCGTTACCAACGTCTGGTTCATTGGTGGTTAGCTGATGATTGACTGGAAGCCTTGGATTGGTTTGCCTCATGTCTTTGGTGAGCATCCAAAGAATGGTCGGGGTGCTGATTGCGTAGTAATGGTCTGGGCGATATTAGATTCTGTTGGTGTTTACCACCCGCCATTTGATTACAAATGGATGGAATTAGCAGCTGCTGGTGGATGGGAAGAATTGCAGGCGCTATGGGACGAAGCAACGGAGGTATTGCCAGAAATAGAAGAACATGCAGTTTGCATGTTTGAAAATGGTGCAAGCGGTCTTGGCGTCGGTATCGTAGTAGAGAACGGGGTTTTAGTTGTCCATCACAAGCGTGGCGTGTGCTGGTTACCACCGCGAGCCATGCGAGAATCCCAGTATCGTCGATTTGTGTAATGAGCAGCTTACTTCCATCCGATAAGTATCTTGCCTCAATGCTGGGGTTGACGGATGAGGAGTATTCTTGGTTTAAGGCTGAGGTACGAAAGCGCAGTGCAGAAGCTCCTGAGCCTGCCGTAGTTGCGGGGCTTGAAACTGCTGCAATTATTGCAATCGCCAATTTAGTGATTGGCGTTGGCCTCACTGTTGTTTCGACGCTGCTAAGACCAAAGCCATCATTTGATCAAAACGAACCAGGCAGACCGCCCGAATTAAGGGCGACAAGTAGCGGCGGCCAAACAACAACACAAAACCAACGCTTTGCACCAAGATACGGCTTCAATTCAACGCAAGAGATCTCAACTTTAGGATCAGTTATACCGCTTGTTTATACAAATAAAGAAACGATTGCATCTATTGTGTATGGTGGCGTTCGAGTTAATACGCAGCTGCTCTGGTCGCAGATCTATAGCCTTGGCGGATCGCAGATGCTCAGGGCAATCTTTCTGGTTGGTGAGGGGCCAATAGCCGCTATTGAGCCTAGTAATTTTGCGTCTGGTGGCAATACTTTAACTAGCTACGACTTCGGCAATACAACTGCCAACCAAATTGGTTCGAGGATGGCAGTATACGCAAGATATGCAAGTGGTCTTACAACACGTATTGCACCAGGAGATCACGTTTACGGGCGTAGTGCAAGCGAAGACGTAGGAAATAGCAGCAACTTAGCCGGTTCAGAAGTGTTTGGTGTTCGTGTCGGAAATAATGTAACTCAGGATTTTTGCGCGAGTCATAAGCCAGCTAACCAAACAACGTTTGGTGTGTACGCATTTTGTGGCAATGATTTTGGGATGCGTCCTAACCCGACGTTTGAACCGCAGGTACGGGCACAGCTGCTACCTGAAGGCGACGAGGGAAAGACTGAAGTTAAATGCGTATTAGACGAGGCAAAATATGCAAGCCGCAAAAAGGCTCAAGCATTTTATGGATCGCGCAGCGGGATCACGTCTTCAGGGCTGGGAGCTATCGGTGGAACGACCACTTATAAGCTTTTTTCTTCAAGTGACAAGGACACTACTTTTGGTCGTGACATTGAAGATCTTACAAATACAGGTTCATGGGTAATTGAAAAAGAGCTAATTACCCCAGAAACTCCAGCGGGTTATGTAAAGCAATTCGACACAGGATCGGGCTCCAACAAAAAAGCTGTTTCTCGTTTCAAAAGCAGCAACATTGAAAATTTAGCTCAAAGCCTTCTTAACAGGCTGACCGTAAGTATCACTACAGTAGTTGTAGGCAATAGCGTCAACGTTACGTGGGGAGGAACTACCGTAATTGACAGCACAAACGTAGCGGGATCAAATAAGGCATATATTGCCGTGAATATTTCTTTTAACAGCAGCGGTCTTGATAGCGTCAGCAACAACAACGCAGTTGACACAGAGCTTGAATTACTCAAGGCAAGTAAGTTTAAGCTTAGATTTAAAAATGATCTTACCGCTGACGATCCCGAAGATGATATAAAAGTAGTTCAGTTTCACAAAATCCTTGTAGAAGACGACACCCAGCAAGAAATTGGGCTTACAGCTCCTTCGTATTCAGGGCCTTCTCTTTTTACAAGCACGGCAGATATTGACGGGACAACTGTGCTAACCAGTGCGTCGATGAGCAGCGGCTCTGTTACGTTTTCAGAACTTGACGTTACGACAACTCAACAATACCCAACGTTTAGATTTGATCGTAGTACTACGAGTTGGCAGGGTCCAGGGACGACTAGCAACTCATTCACTTTTGTAAGTTGGTTTTCTATTAAAGACGCATACTCCGAGAATTGC